AGCCCTCGTACTGAGACAAAGTGCTGTTCCAACGAATCTTACCCACTGCGCCCGTGGGACGCTGGCCTGTCGTACCTGCTGAAATCTGCAACGCACCTGTTGAAGTGAACGATGAATCTCCAGTTGCTGCCAATACGTTGACGTTAACCGTTGTGCCTGCGGAGTCCACATATACAGCCCGTTCAGCAGGCTGAGTTACAAATACATCTTTCGAGCCAGCGCCAAAACTGACCAGCGAGCCTGAGTTGCTAGAGGCTAAAACAGTTGTACGAGATAACGTGTTACCCGCAGATGTATAAGTACCGATACCAACTTCCCACTCACCAGACACAACGTTGGCAATGGTGTAATACGTGCTGTTGGCATTGCCTATACCGGCGGAAAATGTTTGGAATCCTGTGTACGCACCAGCAAGCGTTACAGAACCCGTGCCTGTAGTTGTGCTAGTCTCCCGGACTCTGTCTGCGAGAACTAAGGCCATTTATCATACTCCTGTCAGTTGAGATTCTTCAAACCAACGCTGCTGAACATTACCGTCCACATCAGTCCACTCAACCAGATAAGTGACGTTGCCGTCCTCATCCATACGCAAAGCAGTAACGGGGCCTTGAGGAATAACTGCGACAGCCTTGACGACATCGCCTTTTTTAAATGTTGTTGCCATGATTAACCTGCCAAGCTGAGTGTGTAAGTTACGGACAATGTGTCGCCTGAAACAACCGAGCGATCACCGGGGGAGCTAAAGTCTGCGGCTGAATACAACGTACCTGTTGTACCACTCTTGGTACTGTTGCTGGTCAAAAACGCACCGCCAACTGTGGTTGTTCCGTTGATGCTGAATGTTGCAGGCGAAGCTGAGTTTGTTGCCACTGAGGGGTTAGCTGTTGTGGGTGTACCGAATGTGCAGGCAGGGCGGGTAGCTTGACTATAAGCCGTAACTTCAGTCCAACCAGCGTGAGAAGACATTGTGTCGCCAGCCGCAGGGTTGTTGGATGCAGCAGCACCGTACAAACCCAAATACCAAGCAGCCGTGTATGCGCTACCTGTGAAGTACTTAGAGTTCATGTCTTGCAGACCGACGTTGACCACCAGATTAGGGGCATCAGCTTCCCACTTCAGATTGCCCTGTGCGTCATGGCACTGGACTTTATAAACGCCTGTTGCGCTTGCGCTCTCAGCGGCGGAGCCACCGGCAATCAAGCTGCTTGCAGCTACGTCTTGTGATTTAATTTTATCGTTGAACATGGTTACTCCTTAAACAAGTCGAATGAGTGCAGATGTGCTGGTATTAGCAGGCATCGTCACAGTGAAAGTGTTGGTAGATGTTTTGTCGTTACCGAAGTCCAAAACACAAATAGCCCCATTTGCTCCGGCTTTGTAAATTAAAGCACCGCGAGCGGTGATTGCCCCAGTCCACGCTGGAGACGCAAAAGATACATAGACAACACTGCCTGAATCTGTAACCTGAGAAGAAACTGTAGCGGCTACAACCTGTCCGCCAGCAACATAATTTCCGCCCGTAGCCTCGCCTATAGAGGTGTACGCAGTTGTGGTTTCATCAAGCGTAGCTGCGTTTGTGTATAAGGCAAGATAAAATGTATCAGTCGTCAAATTGATTGATGCATTAGCCAAACCACTACGCAGGGTATTGCAAGAAAAGTTGCCAGTAAATGCCATTAACGCACCCCGTTATTCTGCGGCAAAGGCGCTTGACGGTATTGACCACTGCGGTATGCATCACCTCTTTCAAGTCCGTCACCAAGACGTTGAGCCAGAGCAAGGGCTTCCGTATATTTTCCATTATATAAAGCCACCATATCTTGCTCGGCTTTCATGAAAGTTGCAGCTTCAACAAGCGATCCGTACAACAAAACAGTATCAAAATTGTCGCCAAGCCATGTTTGACCAGTAGCAGTAGTTGTAATTGACTCGGGATAATAGAAGTAGTGCAACTCCATCGTGTAAACAGCATTTGGTGTTGGGCCAAGAATAAAACTTAGCTCGTTGCTGCTTGAATAAGATGGGCCAAACAAAGCGTAGTACTTAGGAATGGCTGTGTCTGTTGGCTGTGGATACGCTTGGCGTATGAAGTTCACATCCTTATTTAACAGGTACTCGTAGCTGCCATCTGCGGCAACAACCGCCATAGAGAAACTGGATAAGAAGTCAGCAGGGCAAGCTAAGTACTTGTTGCTTGTGGAAGTGTAGCCAGTGACGTTACGACGAAGTGATGGGAACTGAACCGAGTTGTATATACGTTGTTCGGCCTGCGTAATGAAAGTATTGATCTGCGTTTGTGCAGACACTGTACTCCCGCTCGCAAGATATACATCGGGGAACTGATTCTCCGTGTACGACTGAATCGTGTTATACAACGTCGTGTAGTTCATGCCATCGGGCCTCTACTCATCAAGCCTTTGGTAGCCGCGCCAGTACCACGCATTTTGATACCGTCGGTTTTGATAGGCTCATTACCAGCAGACTTGCTGATGTTGCCGATGCTCATATTGACTGTTTTGGACTCACTGCGATTTGGCATCTTGCCGGGATTGGGTTCAATACCAACAGCTTTACCAGACATATTGTGCGGGGCTGCATAGACGGCGGCATTGCCCACTTCTTTGCCCATTTGTTTGTTGCTGAATTTAGCCATTATTTACCTCGCTGATTTGCAACTTTAGCCATACCGCGACCCATGCTCAACATCATCTCGTTGGTCTTGCCGCCTTTGGCTAGTTTTAAAGATGTGCCTTTGCCGCTCTTATGTTCTTGAGCGTCGTGCTGTTTAAACGCCTTTTTGATTAAAGCAACATCTTGCTTTTTATCCATTGCGTCTGATTCCATTTTTGCCATGTTGACTCCTTAAGTCGTTGTTACCGTAACTGTACCAAGTTCTATAGTTAAAACCAAGTTATTTGGTGTTAACCCCGCATCATTTGCTCGTGATCCGCCAACAGGATACCAACCCCATTGGAAGATTCGACTGCCACCCTCCACTGTTCCTGATCCATTTATCCCAGTACCAGTTGGGCTAAGCTGCAACCCATTTGGCCCAGACAAAACATAACTGCGGTCAGGTCTAGGGTTCCTTAAAGCCTGCGGATCGTCCACTGGATACATACCCAATTGCAACTGAGGATGATCTGGATCCCAACACGCAGGACAAACCAACAAGTTGTATTGCTTTGTCTTGATGATCTCGGTCTTCAGAACTTTCAGCTTAAACCGCTGCGCACACCGATCACACTCAGCAATTGCATTCTTGCCAGAGGCAAAACGATTACCCACGCTTACCTCCCAATGTAGGTTTGACGGGGTACAAGTCTCAAAGCTGCTTTCTCATGATCTTCGTAGGCCGCAAGCTCCCACGCCTCGTCATACTGGGACTTAAGGAAGGGGATGCGCTCTGCGCCTGTTGGAATCTTTGCGGCAATGTAATACGACAGGCCAGCCGCCATACAAGGTAGAAACCTAAACGGCACGTCCATGATGTTGACACCGCCACCTGCGTCTTGGGTGCGTCGCAAGCGCCAATACACAAATTGATAGGTCTGTGCATTGTCTGGGGTAGGCCAAACGGTGATCGCGGGGACTTGTTGCCAGTACACGGCAGTTGTGGTTGTGTGGGTCGCAGCAGTGGTGTTCTGCTGACCACGGAAACAGTTGTACAAGACGTTCCCGTCTATGTAACCGTAGTTAATGATCTCGTTGTCAATCTTTACAAACCCAGCGGCGGGCAAGCCAACCGCAGAGCTAAGGGTAATTGTCGTGCTGGTGGCTGTAATTGCGCCGTTTAGGGTTATCCCTGTCGGCGAAGCTTGTCCGTTATAGCGTTGAATCCAAACCTGAATGGGTCTGGCTTGTTGAATCTTGTTAGGGATCGTAGCGTAGGTAGAAACGCTAATTCTTGTGATACTCAAGTCAGCCTGAGTTGCGGCTACGTTTGCGCCTGTACGGATCACGTGCTCAAGCAAATCAATGGTATCGTCCGGCAGGGCATAGGTGTTCTGGCCTTGCACAAAGTCAATCGTGCCGGTCTCAATTGTCCACAAGTTAATGCCACGGTTTGCCCAATCAGCAAACATGATGTTTAAACTGCGTCTTGCTGTACGCAAGTCATATCCGGTGCGAAGCTCACCACCAGCGCGTTCAAACGCCTCCTCCACCAATTCGGTGAGGTCTAGGTTAAAGCTGGATGCGCCGGAAGTGTTTGCCATTATCTAAATCCTGCTGTTTTCTTTGCTATGCCTTTGGGTTGAGCAACAAACTGTTTGCCTGCTGCTTTGCCCGCACGTTTTGCTCTAGTTGTTGCGGCATACTCAGCAGATGATAAAGACTTGATAGCCGCTTCAGGAAGATATCTCTCACCTGTTTTTGACGAAGGCTTCCCCGACTTGGTGCGCCATTTCTGGTCGCCCCAGTTTTTAAGGGATTGCTGCGACGCTTTCAATCTCTATATCCCCCGCCAGCAGCTTTGTATTTCTTGGCTACCAACTGAGCTTTGCGGGCCGACCACTGACCCGCGCCTGTTCCTTGCGTTGCCGCTGCTTTGACTTGAGACACAATTCGTTTGCGCAACTCGGGTTTGGTGTAATTGCCAGCAGCATTAACTCCGCCGCCTTCTTTCATGTAACCCATCTTGTTGCGCACTTCTGTGGGAAGCTTTGAGAGTCCAGTGTTATCTTCCGGCACTTCTTTCAACTCGCCACCAGAAGCCATTTTCTTTGGTTTCTTTCCAGCCGCCTTCATTGCTATGGCGGTGGCAGCTTGTTTTGCCGAGCCGCCCTTTTTAAAAGATTTATTCAAGGCAACCATGTATCTTTTCTCCGATGGTGATTTGCTTACCGAAGCGCCAAAGGTTGTGTCCTTGTCTAAATTTTTTATGTATTCAGCTTTAACACGATCTAAAGCAGCTTTTGTTCCTTGTCCTTGCGCTCTGACTGCGGCAATATCAGCATTAACATTTAACTTGGACTTGTCATCCAAGGGGATGTCGCCTGAAATGTTAGCGCCCACACGTTTGTAGTTTTTGTCTACGACAGCATGAGTTGGTTTAACGTTTAAACCATCATCTTTTGCGGATTGAAGATTGAAATTTAAAGGCTCTTCCTTAACTTCGCTGCCGTCTTCACCACTGTACTTTTTGACCTTGCCGCCACGTTTGTACATGGCGACCTTGTTCGGATCATCCGTGCGGGTGATCTCTTTCTTGCCGGGCATTTTTGACGGGTTTATGGCCCCCATGCCACGAGAAGACATCATTTTTTGTACATCCCACCACCGCACATAACAATAGTGCCTTTGGTCTTGCCGCGTTGAGCGCAACCATCACCACGCGATGAGGCGGTCATGCCGCCTTTTTTCATGCCCGTGCCAGCAACTCCGGTAGGATTTGAGCTATCCATATTCACAGAACCAGTCATATCTTCATAGTCATCTGAATTTTTAGAATCGCTATCTGCCATAGCCTTGCTGCCACTCATGCCTTTAGCCACCGCACCTGCACCTGCTGTGCCTGCGGCTCGCACAGCCATGCGCCGGGCTGCCCTGTCTTCTGCTAAATCAGTGGCTTTTTTTGCTCCACCTCTAAGATGAGATGTATCTTTTGTAAGCTTACGGATATCATCAATGATGTTTGCATTACCTTGAATTGATGGCATGTTGCTGTATTTGGTGTTTTTAACGCCAAATCCTGCGCCGCTGCCACCGCCTTCCAGCATCTGCTCGTCTAAACCGCGCTTAGAGTTGTCTTTAGCCATGATTAACAGATCTTTCCGCGTGTTTTGCCTTTGGTGGCAATACCATCTGCGCGTTTAGATGCAGATGATGTCATACCGCCAGAAGCCATCTTTTTGACGGAACCGCCTTTATTCATCATTCGACCCGTTCTTGGGTTGCGTGTACCGCTTCTGAATACTTCAAATGGGTCAGATCCGGGCAACATTGTTGGCGCTGGAGTTACGGGACGCATTGACTCATTGCCATAATTTTGCGCATCTGTAACATCTCTGCCAGCCTTTGCCAACATATCATTTTGAGCTTCAGACATTCCGCGAGAAACGGCTTTAGGTTTTGACATAATCTTTGCCATAGGCTTTGATGGCGATGGCTTAGAGCTTCTGCCTTCATTGCTGTAGTTGCTGATATCGTCAACTGACTTGGGCGCAGTGATTGCGTTTAAAACGCCAGCATTTGTATCATTGACTGCGTTTTGCCCGGGTGACATATTTCTGTTTACACGAGCCAATGTATCGCTGTCGTCAGACATCTTGCTGATTCTGTTGGCATTAGCCAATGCATCATTGTCTTCTTGACCAGAACCCATGCCTTGGTTTTTTTGAGAAAGTTGATATCCCAAAGCGCCAAGAGCCGCTAACCCTGCCAAGTCTTTAAGTTTTGCCATGATTGCTCCTTAACAGTAAGCTTTGCCGCCCTTAGCGAGCATTTTGCCCTTGGTCTTGCCTTTAACAGCTACACCATCAGCACGGGCAGAAGCTGAGCCACCAGAAGCCATCTTCTTAGCAGCGCCACCTTTTTTCATCATCATTTGTTTTTTGTCCATAGCCATGTCAGCTTTAGAGCCTTCTTTAACGCCCTTTTTCTCAACATCTTTGCCAGATTTTTCAAAAGCAGCCATACTCATGCCGCCTTTTTTCATGCCATCTTTTTTCTTAGCCATCATTGCCATAAAGCCGGGGTTCATTTTCGTTGCCATACTTCCACCTTTTTTAAAAAGTTCCTCTTTACCTTGATTGGTTTTAGGATTGTTGATCGACTGAGAATCTGCGCGGGTTTTAGGCCCACTACCAAACTTCATGCCTTTGCTGGCCTCACTGAAGTCTTTACCAACAGATTGAGGAACCCCAGCCTGCTTGGCAAACGCTGGGTTATGCGCCACAGCATCCATGAATTTTTTTTGTTTAAGGCTTGTTGCTGGCATCATCAACCTTTGGCTTGGATAAGTTGGTCAATTTTTGCTTCAAGTTTGTTGAAGCGTTGGTCAATGTGGTCAGTAACTCTTGCAACTTCTGCTTTAGTAGCTGTATCACGGGCAATCTCCTCTCGGGTTATGTTGAGCAAACGCTCAACTCGTTTGACATCTTCAAACTTTTCACGAATGAAGAACCATAAAGCTCCCATCACGAGGGATAAAGCGCCAGACCAAATTGTGTTGATATCCATGTCAGCACTTCCATCTTGCTAAGGAAGCCGCCTTACGGGTAGGCTTACCGTTTTCATCTTTCATCGGGCCGGGCATACCAGACATGCGGGCACAAAATGACTTCTTGCGTGGGCCACCTTGAGGTTGTGGAGCCTTCAGATTGCTTCCCGTTGCTGCGTTGTACTTGGCACGACCTTTGGCAGTCAAGCCCGCTCCCTTGGAAGCGGGTAACTTCTCACCGCGACCAACAGCTAGAGAGGGGGCCTTTTTCTTAGCCATAGAACACCGTAATACCCGTAACAGAGCCAACGCTAAGCGTAAGGTACAGCCCTGTAGAAGCTAATATACCCTCAGCGGGAACCAAAATATAAAAAGTATTTGGTGTTCCAAGGCTTGCAATATCCATTGTGTAGAGAACGGCGGCTGAAGAACCTCCATCTCTAATTTCAAATGTTGCGGCGGTGCTTGCTTTAGGGCTAACAACAAACCCTTTAAGACGCGTTCGCCCAGCGTAGTAAGAACCTGCCGCACTCAAATGAGCGGATTTAACGTCTGTCTGCATTGCCATAATTAATCTCCTGTTATTAGGGGGCCGAAGCCCCCTTGATTAATTAGACTTGGCTTGGATTGGCAGAGCCGTCAGTATCACGTACTGTGTACAAGCAAGAGATGCTTGCTGCGCCGCCACTGGCTGTTCCAGCACAAGCGTAAGTCACGGTAACGATGGCATCAGTTGCACCCACGTTCTGGTAAGTAGCGATGCTGGCATCAGTGATGGTGAATGTCGCACGGCCTACAGATAAAGGCGTGGTGGTAGCGCCACCAACAGTACCCAGAGTCGTAGATCCAATTTTGACAGTGATTGTGTTGCCGGTTGTACCTGCATAAGCAGTTGTGATGTTAACAATGAAGCTGTTAATCATCGCGCCAGCAGGCAAAACAAAGAGGGTGGTTGCGGTTGTATCGCTAACAGTGGTTGTACCCGTTTGGCTAACCTGTGTAGCGCCCATATTGCGGATAGTGCCAGCAGTAGTACCGGTTGTGTTTTTAACAGTGCCCAACAACCAAGGGCCAAGGTGTGTTGCGAATCCCATGTGTAATTCTCCATGCGTTGTAGCGTATCAATCTGCATGAGGTCAGCCGAGCCTGTTTGATACGCCGATGATTCTCGGGGTGGTTCCAATATACATCATTTAAACGCTCTATACAAGAGTTTAAACAATAAAAAAGGGAGCCGAAGCTCCCTTTTCTTATCGCCTGATTAGGACGAACCGGGTGAGCCAAAGATTCCCAATGGATCAGACCAGCCAAAGCTGTAACGCTCGCGGGCTTTGTAACGGACGTTGCCGGTATCAAAGTCACCATCCATGCTGTTAGCAAGGGGTGAACGAACGAAATGCTTCAGGCCGTTAGGCACATCAGTAGTCAAATACCAGCCGTTTGTGTCGGTCAGGTAATGGTTAATGGTGTAGCCTTCAGGGATAGAACCGTTGTTCTTCAACGCATTGATGTCGTTGTCGGTTGTGCCAACACGGAGGTTGGTTTCCAACAGGCGGGTAGCCACGAACTGCAATGCAGGAGGAACAATCAGCTTCTTGGGCTTAGCGGCGATCAACAAACCACGCTCGTCTGTCCAAGCGGCGATCTGAATGACTGCGTTTTCCAACGAAGTTTCATTCAAGTCAGCAGCAGTGGAAGGACGGTTGGAGTTGGTTCCACCAGAAACCAAGGGGTGAGCAGTGCTAAACAAAGAAACGCCGTCGCCACCGGGATAAGCGGCAGAGAAGCCGTTGTTGATGGTAGCAGCAGCTTTTACCTGCTTGGTATACGCCATTGCACGAGCCAAACCTTTGGTGTAACGAGCAGACAAGCTGTCGTACAAGTTATCTTCAATCGCTTCTTCAGTGATTGAGAAACCCAAAGCAATGGTTTCGTGGTTGTAGCGGGTAGTCCATGCCTCTTGAGCATTGTCATAAGCGATGGCAGAACCCTCGTTTTTGACAGGTGCGGCTGAGAAGCCAGACAGTTTGGTCTCTTCTTCAAAAGAACGCTCGGAAGTTTCGGTTTCATAAAGTTCTTTATGTTCCTCACCGTAACGAGCGTACTCCATGCCAAACAAGGCATTCAAGCCGGGGAGCAACTCTTTAAGTAGTTGTGCACGTGAAATAGCCATTTAAGTAACTCCTTATGCGCCAGTGGCGGAATAGTAGCCATGCAGACCTTGATTCAACTTAACCAAGATTTCAGGATACTGGGTGAACACGATGGTCGAATTCAATGTAGCAACAGGAGCTTGGTCTAGTACAAACGATGTTGCACCAGCGGAAGCGGCAGTAGCTACAAAAGAATTACTGGCAACAAATTGACCATTTGCAGCAATCGAACCAACATCAGTACCAACCGGCAACGCGAACGGCAGAGCCGAACAGGTCACAGTAGCAGTAGAAATGCTGCTATAAGTTGCAGTACCTAGCGAAACTGCGGTTTCTTGAACCAGACCAATCATGCGCAAAGGCAGAGTGGTGGTGACAGGAGTGGCAGAAGGAGCCAGAACAGCATTGGCGGAGTTACCAGTAGCTGTGCTACCAGTATTGTTGATGGCTGACAGGTTAGTGCCAATCATTGCCATAGCGCCAGAAGCAATGGTAGTTCCAGAAGAACACACAACAGCTTTAAACACAGCATCGGGATCGTCCAACACATAGGCTTGGCAGTCACCGGCAGCGGTGCTTGCGGGCCAATATTGAGAGAACAACTTTTGCTTAGTTGTGGGGTTGGTGTATGTGCAACCTAAGAAAATACCAGTGGTCTGGTTCAAACCAGAGCCGGTAGAAACGGAAGCCCTTTGGAGGCGACCACGGGATAAAACAACAAAGTCACCATAAAAGATGTCAGTTGCATAACCGTACTGGATAGGATACATGCGGGTAGAACCTGCAAATACTTGACCACCAATTAGGTTTTGCGCCAACAGCCCATATGGGGCTGACACGACGGGATAAGCCATTTAAGACTCCTTTTAAAAAGTTAAGAACCTGTACCAAATGTTACTTTTGACGAGCGTTCCGCGAACTTTGACATCCGTGGATCGTTGTCTTTCATGTAGGTGTTATCTACTGAATCCATCTGCGCTTTGTTCTGGCGGGAGAAATGAGCCTCCCTTTGTTCCATAAACTCAGCAGGAATTCGGCAAAGAATTAACCCACCAACTTCGATGTTGCCTTTGAAGCGCCCCTCATGGGAAGCATGCATCATTAGCTCCGGATACTCATCTGCTTTGCAGGGTTCGTACCCTTCTCTAAATTTAGATGAAATGTTTGATGGATCACTTGTTCCCAGTGTGCTTGTTCTTACCCAGCGATGCGACCAACCGGGCCGATCATCAGGAGAAGGTAGGGCATCAGGTAAACGCCACGATGTTGGTCGTTGCATCTCTTGACGAGCCTCAAGGTCACGGGGCTTACGATTTGTCTTGTCAGACACTTGTACTTGATCCATGTTAAGCATTCCTTCTTAAATTTGCTACCGCTTTCGCATACTCTTCCATAGGCACATTAAGCCGACGCGCAATGGTGGCTTGAGATGCTGTTAGTTTTACGCGATTCGGAGGGGTGCTACGTGTAGCGGGAGCTACAACAGAAGCTGGTTTGGCGCGGCGAGGTGCTTCCTCATCCGGTTCTGATGACGTATTAGAGGTGTCATCATCCTCATGGCGCTGAGACTCAAAGTTCTCAGGAAATCTTTTGCGCATCGTTTTATCGATGGTTTTGAAGTACTCTTCAGTACCTGCATAGTCGTCACCATATTCCTTTTTCAGTTTCCTGTCAAGGCCCATAGCTGCCATTGTCATTTCTTCGTCTGCACCAAACCACGAAGAATTAGCATCAACCCATCGCTGGGTTCTTGGCGACATCTTTTGAGTAGCCTCCTGCGCGGGAGGTTTAAACGTTTCAGGCTCATCGATTGGGCGCATTTGCTCTGCCCGGTCGATCCTAAGAGTCGCCTTGGTAATCTCCATCTGAGCATCAGCAACGCCGTCAGAGTCGCCAGATTCGTAGGCTTCTTTGTAACGTTTCTTGGCTGCATCCAAAGCCATCTGGGCTGTGGATTTGTTTTGTTCAATGAAAACTTCGCTGCCGGACTTGAGTTGTCCTTTTAAACGCTTGTTTTCCTCATACACCTGCGATGCAAATTCTTCTGCCGCCAGACGCTCTCGCTCAGCCTTTTCTTTGGCTCTGCGCTCGTCATGGTAGCCGCGCTTGAGTTTTCCTACGCGCTCTTGTACATCCTTACTGTACTGGGAAAGCTCTTCATCTTCCGGCTCATTTATAGGGGCGCTTTTTCGACCTCGGTCAGCCGCAGGCGTATCGTCCTCAATCTCTACCTCAAACTTTTCTTCTGCGGCTTTTGCTTCCTTTTCATCAGGAAACTCGTATGTATCGTTTTCAATTTGTGTTGCCATGTATTACTCCTTATGCTGCTCGTGTAATGCCACGGGGATCTTCCACAACCGCTTCAACCGAGTCATCATTGATGAGACGGAATTCACGACCATGAATCTTCAGGCGGGTTCCTGAATTGGGTCGGACGATGACAAAGTCACCAACCTTGCAACGCGCTCCTGATGGGAACCTAGTTGCGTCCTTGTAAGCCTCTGGGCCAAGCTTTACAACAAAAAGCACAGGGGTCAGAATCTCTTCTTTCCATATTGCTTGGGTGGACTTAACAATTCCAATATCGCTGTCTGCATACTCTTCCATCGCCTCTGGCACGACGGTAAGCAGCATAAAACCCGTGGGGTCAGGTAGTTGTTTGGCTTTTTGTTCAGCAGATGTGTTCAAAATGCCAGACAGATCAACCGCCTCAACATCAAATTCAGTCATCGGAATACTCCATTTTTTTCGCAAGGTCGGATATAAAGCCATCTGCGTGACCAAGACCTCGAATCACCCCGCAGACGTGCCGATACTCGGCAAAATCAGTCACTCTTCCGCTGGCTAGAAATTCCACCTGCTCATGGCGGATGTTTTCTAGCTCCTTTCGCACGTGTTGTAAGACACGAGTTGCATCCATACTTAACCTTTCGTTGGCTTGTTAGGAAGTTGTTGCGCATTTCTTTGCGCGGTTTGCACCGACATTTGTGCTCGGTGTTTGGCAATGTCCACGCCCAAGCGCGATCCATCTAGTTCCATTTGTTTGTTTAAACGATCTTTACTCTCGGCAGCTTTTGCCGATACCTGCATAGCTGCGATTTCTTTTTGCGCTGCAATACGAGCCTCTTCAATCCTGATTTGGTCAGCTTTTGCTGCTGCGTCGATCTGTTGTTTTTGCTGCTTAAGCTGCAATTCGCCTTGCTTGATCTGAAGTTCTTGCATTTGCATTTGAACAATAGGATCTTGCATTTGCTGTTGGGCTTGTTGCTGTTGGGCTTCTTGGCTGTGTTGCTGGAACAGTTGTTTTGCTGCTTCTGCTGCCATGACAGCAATGTGATCAGCCATTTCTGGTGGCACTTGCTTGGTTTGATCTTCGCTTGGCAGTGCTATACCCATGCGCTTTTCAATCTCAAGGCGGTACTGAAAGCCAGTGTGTTCATTGATATGCGCAAGCATTGCAGCTTGTAGCATCTGCGCTTGTGGATTTTGGGCAATGATTTGGGCAATCTTGGGGTCTTGCATTGCCATCATGTGAACCTGAATGTGTGCTTCGTGGTTCTGGTTCAAGAATGCCTTTACGCCCTTTCCGGTCAAGATGTTTTGATTTTCTTGAACTGGGTCGGTAGGAACCTGATCATCTTCTGTCTTGACCAGTTTATTGGCGTTTTTGATGCCAAGAACCTCAATCATTTGACGGTGCAATAAAGGCATGTCATACAACTGTGGTGCGCCTTGGGCCAACTGAAGCACCGCTTGATATTGGACAATCTTCTGCGCCATTGTTGAGGCATTGGGGTCGCTGACGGGGATAACGTCTGTGCTGTCGTAGTCAGATTTGCGAGCGGTGCGACTACCTTCTTCTGGCTCGTAGTCATAATCTTCTGGCGCGTAGTCAGCAATGATCACCTTTAAAAGCTTGAACTCTTGCTTCATGGAGAAATGCATGCGAGACTGGACTGCGCCCATGACCTTCAGGGTTCTTTCCAGAATTGCCAATGTTGTGCCCACAGGAGCCTGCGCAGACATATCGGAGACATTCATATCCCCGCCATTGGCAAAAGAACGGCCTTCTTCTACGATGTTTTGGAATAAAGCAAACAGAACCTGACTTGGTTCTTTGTAAGGCAAGGGTAGGATGTTGTCGCGGATGGAGCCGCTTGGCACATCTACATCTCGGAACTCTCCCGGCTGGATTGGAGTGTCATCGCCCTTGATACGTAGACCACGGGACTTGAGGCCGCCCGGCAGGTTGCTAAGCGTTCCCGCGTCAACCAATTGCCTGATGAGCATCGTAGCCGATTTTGCATATCCCCCGATAAGGTGGATAAGACCATAACCGTAAAATCCATCACCGGGGATGTATTGATAGTGGACAAAATGCTGTCGCTTGATGTGAAGCTCATCTCCGTCATACCAGTTTCTCCTTATTGAAAGAATTTCTGCGGTGCTTTTCTCAACGGTAATGACGTAAGGCAGGGCAATGCCAGTCTTTTCGCCTTTGTCGTTTTTATGTTCAAAGCCTTTAAGGTCAATGTCTACGTGCATTTCAAGGATGCGATAGCGATCATCTTGAATGGCAGACATACCGTTTTCTTCTGACTTCTGCTTTTCAACATCGTCAAGCTCGTAGCCGGGATCACCAAGATCAACATCTAAGTAAAAACCTGACTCCTGAAGCTTTAAAACCTCATTCTTGGTCTTGCGCATCACGTGGGTAACGCGCTCAGAAGACTCAATATCCCGTGCGCCATAAGGAACAACCAAGTCCTCTGCGGGGATGAACACAGCCATCTGACGACCTTTTGATGGGTCGTAATAGACCTTTTTGAATGCCGACCCGGTAATGGGCAAAGACCACAGCAGTTTTTCATGCTCTGGGCGGTACTCAGTCATAACTTCCGTCAACTGGTAATTCATGTCCTCTTGGACGCGCTGGGCAGCTTCTTCGGTTTCTGGAGTCTCTTTGCCGATGATCTTTGTCTTGACCGGCCCCATAGCTGGGAATGTCTCGGTAATACCTTCTGACTGGAACCTGACAACAGACTCGGTAAGCATTGGGTGGAATACACCGCAGGCTCCTTGCCAAGGTTCTGTACGCTCTTCATAACGCAGACCCAGAAGCTTTAAGCCTTCGACGTAGGTTTGAATCCAGTCTCTGCGGTCGCGGGTGTCTTTTTCAAAATCATCAATTAAATCTGAAGCCAAAGAATCAAGGTCAGATTCATCCATGTATTCCGCAAGGTTTACATCAAAATCCTCTGATGTCTCTTCTTCAGGCATCATGTCGATTTGTAGATCTCCAATGCCAACATGAACTGCCTCGGGGTCTTCAATTTCAATCTCAATGGGAGCGTCATTCTCTTGCTCCATACCCAAGGGGGCTGCGTACAAACCTTTATCCATTGAACTTGTTGCCATTTTTAATCCTTAAACTGTGTAATATCGTTCGGTTCTGCGGCCTTTGAAGTACCTGACCTCTTCTTGCTCATCTGAATCTATTCCAATGAATCCGCCCTGCCGGTATCGAATTAATGCTTGACTGGTTGAGTCAACAAGGTCATCGTTGTCGCCGTAAGGGAAAGCTGCGAGTTCTTCCATCAACTCATCAGCCCAGCGGGTTTCAGGACACCAGACCACGCCAGATGCAAACAGGTCTGATATCGCGTTTACACGCGCTATCTTATCGTTTCCTTTGCTTGGTGTGAACTCCTGTAAAGGGATTCCCATCATCCGAAGCTCATATATCAGCGGAGCGCCAGCGGCTTTCTTTTCAATAATTAATGTGTCTGGGTTCCATTCCTTCCACATCTCCATAGCTTTTTGTTTTAACTCTGGAAACTCCATACGCTGTTTAAATGAATCAAGAACAATAATATTTGGCTTCAAATTACCCTGCGCATCGGGATGCTGGAACACTCCCCACGTGGTGCAGGCTGAATAATCTGCGCGGTTGTTCTTTTCAAAGGCCGTGTCCCAGCTTTGTATGAGGTAATCACACTGAGGAGGTGTCTCTTCAGTCCAAATTCTCCACATATCCCGCTTGATGATGGCGCTTTCATTGCCGGTTGGGTTTTGTTGGTACTGCGCTTCCCATTTAGCGGCAGGAATTTCAGCTTTAATAGCTTCAAGTTCCTCTTTTTTCCAGAATCCGGGCCATAAAGGAGTGCCAGAAGGCAAAATTGCAGGAAATTCAATGACTTCCCAGTCGTTTACACCCTCTTTTTCAGAGTTTTTAAGGATTTGCCCGGTCAGATCTCGTTTAGACCAGCGTGTCATCACAATAATGATGGCCCCACCGGGTTGTAGACGCTGACGAGGGCCTGATGTGTACCACTCATAGACACCATCAAACACTGCGGGGTTGTTTTGTCTGGCTTCTTGCTCAGAATGCGGGTCATCAATGATCAATACATCTGCGCCTTTACCAGTTACGGCTCCGCCTACACCAATAGCGAAGTAATCTCCACCTGCGTCAGTGTTCCAGCGCCCTGCGGCTTTTGAATCCGACGACAACTTGGTATCAAAGATCTTTGAATACGCCTCGGAAGACACAAGATTTCTAACCTTACGCCCAAAACCAACAGCCAATTCTGCGGTGTGGGCTGTTTGAATGATCTTCTTTGCTGGATACTTACCTAAAAACCATGATGGCAACAGATATGAAGCAAACTCTGACTTGGTATGCCGAGGAGGCATATTGATAATCAACCTCTTTAACTCTCCAGCAGCCACTCTCTCAAAAGCATCTGCCATGATCTGGTGATGTTTACCCGATATAAACACGGGCCACATCTGAGA